AGATGATGCCCTCCTATCAAATAAGTTTTCTATTCCTTCTGCTACTGCATTTATTATCCTTGATGTTTTATCTTTCAGCGCTATAGCTCCGTCTAGTATCAAATTGACTCCGCCAACTTCATTGGTGTGTATTACTTCAATGTTTTTTGTGAAATTCTCAGCTTTCTCAACGGTTTTATCTATCAGATTTGCAACTTTAACTACGTTAGGTAATATACGATCGGTTCTCTCAATAGCACTATTGATAAATCTTGTTGTGTCTTGAGCTTGATCACTAATTTTTTGAACATAATTCTCTTCTTGAAAATAACCTCTTCTAATAATTGGTGTAGATATTAATTTTTCAATACTAATTCTATAAAGTGCAGATATTTCTAATATCATGTTCGTTAGTATAAAAGCATAATTTAATTGTACATTATGGTCACGCATTATGTTTTTGACAAATTGATTTACTGTGTTAGTTGTAATTTCTGTTGGTGCTAAAATAAATAGTTCTGATATTAATTTTGGTGTTGCGCTGATTTCATAAGAAGATTCTACTAATTTATAAGCATGATGATTGACATTTTCTTTATTAGCTACATAAACTTTACCATGATAATTAAAAATTCCTCCATTTTCAGTTTCTAGCAAATTTATAATGTCTGTATTATCTACTGAGAACAATTCTAGCCACTTATCTAAAAGTGTTTTGTCTTTATCATCTTTATTTTTATTTAGTTTCATGACATTTACACAAACATTTTTTAATTTATCTGATGGTGTATTTTCTACTAAATCATAAAAGTTTGTACTACATGGTTCGAATGATGAAACATATCTTTCATAAACACAATAACTATAATTTTGATCAACATCTATTTCGTGCAGTAATCTGGTTATTAAATATTTTGTTTCTCTAACTTTTTGAGCATTTGTTTTAAGGAAAGTTTCGAACAAACCTGAAGATTTGCAATTAATCTTAGTTATGTACTGATCCTTTCCGCTTCCATATCGCACTGCTTGATGTTTATAGACTGAGTTATTGCCTTTGACTCCCATTTCAACTTGTACCATACCATTTAGTCTTTTGGTTGTGTATGCTGCTTCTCCATTTATTATTTTAACATTTTCATAAATATCTGTTTCCCTAAAAACACCACAAGTAAAGTATAGTTTCTTTGCTTCTCCATTTTTTAGGAGATCACTGGTAGTTTTGAAAATAGCATCATAATATATAGAATCAACTGTTGTTAAAATTAGGTCTCCTTCATATTCTTTAAGGAAGCTCTTAGCACATTTACAGATTTCTCCATCCATATCTACTCCACAATGACAATATGCATAGCCTTCTCTTGGTTTAATGGAATCTATATACTTTTTCTGACGTTTCTCATCTTCCTCATCTATAATAGCGTTTATACTATAACCATCAATATTTTTCTTATCATTTCTATGTAGGTTATCACCAAATCCCAATCTTTTGAATTCTTTGTGTTCAGATAAGATATTATTCCACATCATTGATTCAGATATGTCTCTCAATTTTTGAGCTATTGGATGTGGATGGCTTGTTTTTTCCAGTTCTACTTTCCATTCTACACCTGCCATTGAATTTTGTATAATTGATTTATCGTCTATTTTTAGCGTGTATTTTTTAGGGTATAAACCTATCCAATTGTCTGCCAACTTCCTTTCTACTATTTTCTTATTTTTTACATAAGGGATTATACTATTTACTTTTTCTTTTATTTCAATATTTGTAATGGAAATGTCATTCTTATTGGTATTTATTTCATGTATTTCCTCGATGATAACTTCTGGACCTCGAGTGGCTCTATAAATATTCATTTCTGTTTTATTGGTATTGTTACCAAAGAAATTTTTACACTTAGTGTTAGGGCAATTATAATCATTTTGAGTATGTTTCTCGTTTTTATAATGATGATCATGATTGTATTCAATATTACACGTATTACACGTATGTTGGTGTTTTTTCTGAGTGTAGATAAAACTTTCAGAATCTTCGCAAAAATAAATTAAGTTTTTCTCATTTTTGTATACCGTAATGTGTCCATCACTTGATGAAAATATAAATTTTGTATCATATACATTTACACTGTCGTCGTTCAAATTATATGTGAATTCATTCTGGTCAGAACGAATATCACAAATTTCACAATATTTTTGTGACATTGTAGCGTCACTCAAACTATC